GAAGCGGGCATTATCCGGCACGACACAAGTTGGAATTACACCTCAAGGGAGCTTTTGTACTCGGTGGATTACACTTATGGCTATGTCCTTGAGAGCTTTGGTGCGGGTACGCCCGACTTACCCGCAGACATCGAGCAAGCCTGTATTGAAATTGTTAAAGCCTTCTACTACAGTCGCCAGCGAGATTCCTCTATCACCTCAGAGGCCGTCCCCCAAGTTTACACAGTGCGGTATGGCAACGCCAGCGGCGCTGGAGGCACTATGGGCATCCCTGCCATGGCTGCGTCCCTCCTTGAGCCATACAGAGAGCGTCGTGTATGACCCTGAGTATACCCGCCCGCATTAATGCGATATTAGCTTCTCAAGGCGAACCCACCACATATCGGCGCGTAACGGGTGTGGCTTTTAGTGAAACAACCTTAGCAAACTCCCCCACCTACACAGAATATGCCGTCGCTGCCCACGCCAGAAAATATAGTGCAAAAGAAATATCTGGACTTATCCGTGACGGTGATAGGGAGATGCGAATAGCTTCTGATGCAATATCCTTTATCCCCGAAGAAAACGACATCGTTTTACTCGGCGGCGACACCTACAAAGTCGTTAGCGTAGATCGCCGCACCGCAAATGGTGAAGATGCTCTTTACATTTTGACAATCCGTGGAGGTCACTAATGGCCACCAACATCGATCTTGATTCTCAAATCCGAAACCTACACAAACGTATTGACCGCGTGATGGAAGGTGTGGTCGAAGAGGTGGCTCGCGCTTTTGTGCAAACCTTATCAACCCCCGTCCTTGGCGGCTATGGGGCTTCTCCTGTATGGACAGGGATGTTTGTGGATGGTTGGCGTGTTGGTATCAATAGCCCTGACCTGTCTGCACCCACTCCGGGGGATTACTACCAGAAAGCGTCTGACAGGATGGCAGGGGGAGCGTTCCCAATACCCCCACGTCCAGCGCAAAACATCGGAGCAAACACAGGTAAGATTTCAGGGTTCAGCCTTGGGGACACCATCTTCATTACAAACAACACTACTTATTATGACCTTCAATCGGGGGCGGTTACATATACTGCCCGTAAGGTTGAGGATGAAGGTACAAAAACCGCACCGCAAGGTGTTACTCAGCCCGCCGCTGACAAAGTGATGGCTACCGTACCAACCATGATAAAACGCCGCATCATGCAAGATTTCAAAAGGGGCTTGCTATGAGTGATGCTGACATCTACCACCATGTTGCGGAACATGGGTTGAAACGCCTGACAGGTAATTGGGCGACTCTGCCCGTTGTCACAAGCAACCAATCTGATTATGGCAAAGACCTCGATGCGGGTTTTGTGCATTTTGCGGTGGATTACCGAGGCGCTCCGTTCATGGGGATAAACGGCCGCAACCCTGCCGTGGATGTTAATGGGTTTTATGAACTCAATATTTTCACCCCCCAAAACTCCGGTATAGGTATGGGCTTGACTTACGCGGGTGAGATTGCTGCGTTTTACCGTGGAAAAAGTTTTGAGGGGATTGACTGCCGCGCACCAAGCATTGTGGCTTCCCGGCAAGTTGAATACGCAAAAGGAGAGTTTTGGCTCACTCCCTTGCTGATTCCTTTCCGATATGCTATCCATATAAGTATCCTATAGGGGGCTGTTTATGAAAGTGAAATTTATTCAGAAGAAAGGTTTTTGTATGGTTGGGGATATTGTTGATATTCCTGACGAACAGGCCAAACCCCTGATTACTCAAAACGTGGTTGAAGCGTACGTCGTCCCTAAACCAAAGAAAACCCCCATCACCAAAAAGGGAGATGAATAATGACCTTTGCATCCGCTAACCGAGAGTCCCTACTCTATAAAGTAGAATCCACTGAGGGTACAAACCCCGGCGGCGTAGCGACTTATCTCAACTTCACCACTAATAATTTAGATAAATCGAACTCCACAACACAAGACGACACAGTTCGTTCTGATACGAACGTGGCAGGTACAATCCGCACAGGTACGTCCACAAGTGGTGATGTTGGTTTCCGCTTACGCCACAGTGAATATGACCCCTTCTTAGAAGCGGTTTTGCGCGGCGCATATGCGACAGCATACACTGACACGGCTACAACCATCAGTTTTGCCGACGCTGATAACTCAGTCAATGATTCTGCTAGTGGGTTCGCAAACGTAGTCGCCGGTCAGTGGTTGAAGATTTCAGGCACAGCAAGTGGCACAAACGACGGCTGGTATAAAGTCGCGACGAAAACAAGCACGGCCAAGTTGATTCTGTCTCATGGCACCGTGACTGATGAATCCGCTGCGGAATCCATCACACTAAAAGGTACTTACCTAGCTAACGCCACGACTGAAAAATCCTTCACAGTCGAACGAGTGCTCGCGGACATCACACAGTTCCAAGCATTCACCGGACTGAAAGTGAACACACTTGGTTTAAACTTCAACACCGACGACATCGCAGGAGGCTCGATCAGCCTCGTGGGTCGTGACGGCAGCTACACAGGGGCGAGTGGGTTCGCAGGCGGCCACGCTACGGCATCTACTGCACCAGCAATGAACACCGTGGACGATATCAAAGCCATCTTCGTTAATGGTGCGTTATCTACAGCAAACTTTGCTTCTCTAGATTTCAGCGTCACCACAAACTCTGAGGCCATTCGCGCCATCGGTAACTTAGCTGCTGTGGCGGTAAACCAACGCTCCATTGGCATCTCCGGCAACTTCACGGTATTTAAAGAAGACCGGACGTTTGATGCTTTCAAAAGCGACTTCACCCCCATCGACCTTGTTATTGTCACTGAAGATAGTAATGGGGATGGGTATGTTTGGGATTTCCCGCAAACATACATTGAAGGTTCTACAAGTGGCAACCAAGGCATCAACACAGACATCCAAGACGCAGTGTCCTTTTCGGCGGTACTAGACCCTACGCAAGGCATCTCTGCTTCGGTTACAAAATATACCTAGTTGACGAAGTAATTTCACTATAGTAAACTCCTGTGGAATCACAACCACAGGAGTTTTTCAATGTCTACAACACAATTTGGCGCTGGCCTAAAGCGCGATATCGAAACCGAGAACGAAGGTGTGTGGATCACCCTCACCGACGGCACTGAGATCAAATCTCGCTCAGTAAACTATAAACCTTTCGTGAAAGCGGTCACCCAATTGATGAAATCTATGGGCAAAACGGACTTGACTAAAATCCGCGAGGGCAACATCTCCGACGCGGATTTAGATAAAGCCAACCAGCTTTCCCGCAACCTTAATGTCCTGATTGCCAAACACCTATGGGTGGGGTGGAAGGTCGTCGATGCAGAAGGCACCCCTGTAGATTACACCCCTGAAAACTTACGGGAAATCTGTCTATGTGACCCCGAAGATGAGGCATGGTTCCCTGTGTTCAACGAGGCTTACGAATGTGCCGGTGAAATTTCTCGCTTCCGCGCAGAGCAGATTCAGGCCGACGCAAAAAACTAACCGAAGCCCTCACTTGGCATCTCAAGTGGGGGCATGTCCACCCTGCCCACATGAAAATAATCGAGCTGCGTAGGTCGAAAGGTTTGCCTGTGCCTATACCTGAAGCGGTAGTCCTCGACCCTTGGCGTTTTGACCTTTGGGAAGCGTTCTGGCTCATTAATCGTTCCCGGCAATATAACGGAATGTCCGGCTCCCCCATGCCTGTTTCGTTGGAAGCCATCAAGACATACGTTGATTTATGTGGTACAACTGACCTAGATGCATTGATTGAGGTGGTCTTGCAGATGGACAACGTCTATCTTGACCATTACCACCAAAAAGCTGAAGATGCGCGGGGAGAGGCTGAAAACGCCTCGACAAACAGAACCAACGGGGTGGTGAATGGCCGACATATTCGTAGAAATCGCTCTTGACACCAGTGGAGTCGCAGCCGGCACTCGGCAGTTCACCCAAGCAACCAATAAGATACAAAGCTCCGCAAAAACCACTACTAAAGTGGTGGGGAAGAACTCAGAAGCGTTCTTCGCTTTACAGAAAGCGGTTCGGTTGGTGGATGGTCCACTCGGCGGGGTAGCAGCTCGCTTTGAAACTTTGAACTCTGTATCCCGTGGAGCTGAGAAAAGTATGCTTGGGTTGGTCGCTGCTGTCGCTGCGGCGGGCGCTGCCATTACAATATTTGTACGCGCCGGTGAGAAGTTCCAAAACATAGCAAACAAACTACGGCTGGTCACAGACAGCACTGAATCACTGACCCGCGCACAAAATGAACTGTTCCGCATCTCGCAAAACACACGCACCAGCTTTGAAGCCAACGCCACCCTATTCAGCAGACTTGCTCGTAATGCCGACAGGTATGGCATCACGCAGCAGCAAGTGGCAAAGACCACAGAATTGGTGGCAAAAGCCACAGCAACGCTTGGGGGTAATGCTCAGTCCACCGAAGCCGCACTATTCCAACTATCGCAAGGTTTGGCTGCAAACAGATTGTCTGGGCAAGAACTTAACTCTGTCTTAGAGCAAGCTACCCCCATTGCCACCAACCTTGAGAAAGGTTTGCGGAAGCTGGGCTTTGAATTTGATAGCTTGAAGGATTTTGCGAAAGAGGGGAACATCACCTTCGCCAACTTCACCAGAGCCTTGCAGGTGATGGAGCGGGAGATCAACCGTGATTTCCTGACAGCCATCCCCACACTTGGGCAAGCCTTCCAGACCCTCAGCAACTCAGTCACCTTCTATGCTGGGAGAATAAACGAGGCCGCGGGGGTCACTCAAGGTATGGCGAAAGCGGTGCAATTATTGGCCGCGAACTTCGGAGGTGTCCTTAGCGCCGCCATCGCAGGGGTTGTCACCTTGGGGTTAGTACCCCTCTTAAAGATACTGGCTGCGGTCAATATCAGTTTCATAACCATCGGCGGCAACATGGTTGTCGTTGCCTCATCTATGACCTTCGTGCGGTCAGCCACACTGTCTTGGGCGGGGGCTGTTGGGGTGTTAAAAGGGGCATTGGATGCCTTATTGAGAAACCCTTTAATGTTGGCTGCGTCAGTTATCTTTGGCGCACTGACTTACTGGCTAAACCAGAGCATCACAGGGTTTGTGGAATCGGGAGACGCGGCTATCAAGCTGCAAGAAGACATCACGAAACTCAATAAAACCTACGGGGGTTTAGAGAAAGCCTTGCAGGGATCGACCGCTGCCCAGCGAGATGCCATTTTGGCAGATGTTGAACGTCAAGTCGGAATGGGGGGCATTGTCACCGCGCTCAAGGATTTGCAGGCCG